GTTGATGCAGTAAAAGAACCTCGTTTAATAACACCTTCAAACTTCCAGCCCGATGTAGCACCGCCACCAGTTACGTTGGCAATGCAAGTGCCTTGAAATGTGTAGGCGCTGTTGTTGGGTAGGATTACTTGGTTGGTTGTACCTGCGGAGCCTGAGCTGCTTGCAAGCCTTGTTGCAGTTGCGTCAGTGGTTTGTCGACCCAACACTAAAAGTGCTGTTTGCTGTACGCCGCTTGTTGGAGTAATAGGGGAATTACTTGCAGGAGTAACAAAGTTTCCAACAATAGACCTTACTGCGCCTTGTGCTCCGCCAATAACAATACCGCCTGTACTATTTGCGATATTGTTTGTGCCACCACATACAGCAGAACTTATACCTGATGCTTGATTGCCTGTGCCACCAATAACAGCGGAACTTGAATTGCTGGCAGTTCCGTTACCAATACACACAGAACTTGAACCGGATGCACTGGCGTTTTGGCCTCCCAAGCACACTGAATTAGCGCCGGATGCAACAGCATTTGCTCCGGCAGAAATAGCGTGGTTTCCGGTGGCACTAGAACTGGAAAGCGCAACGGCACGATAGGCAGGGGACGATACTGGCGACTCAGTTAACGAAAGCCACCCGGTTTCCGCATTGCCGCCAGCCCCCGTTGAAATTGCATTTTTACAATATACAAGCTCTAAAATTCTACCCGGCGTACCATAGTAAACACCCGAGGCAAATTGTGCGGCTGTTCCATCTCTTGCATCACTGGAATAAATGCTTATGCCTTGGTTATTAGCGCCATATCGGGCAACAATAAACCTAATGACTTTGCCTTCAGGAGGCGATGTTGGCAAATAAACTCGTATGGTGTTGGTTCCTGCCCCTGTTCTAAAATACTGAATTGGAGCGCAATCATCTGTTAGCGAAACGGTTCTATCGGCCAAAGTAGATGCTTGTACAGAAAAGAAGTCCCACACCTGAATTGCAGGTGTGTTCTCGGATGCAAACCCGGTAAACATTAGTAATCCCCGCCAACAGCAGTCAGGTGGAACCCTGCCGCTACTGCTGTGCCAAACGTAGCGTACACGCGATAACCAGCAGTTAAGCTGATGTTCAAAGGCAAGATGATGTCGGGCTGTTCTGCCACTTGAGAAACGGTAGTCGCAGACAGTGTTCGCTCCAAGTACAGCGTATTGTTTGCAGCAGTTGTCGTTGCAGAGCCGTTGTTGATCCAGACGCGGATTACAGTTGCCACGTTAGTGCCAAGCGACCTAACTTTGATGAAATCCAAGCGTGAGCCATCAGTGGCATCAGCCGTGAAGATTGGGCCGTAAATCGTGCCAGCGGTCAAATCTGTGGTTGTGTTGGCGGTAAGGCCGGGAGTACCCGCAGTTGCGGCTGTTCCGCTTACCCACAATACTTCGGGGACTAACGGGAAAATAGGTGAAGTGTTCTGTGCCATTTACATTGCTCCAATCATCCAAGTGTCTAAAAGTGCTTTTGCTGGCGCAGTGCCTCCGCCGCCGCCACCGGGGATGTCAATAGTGACTGCCCCGCCTGAGTTTGTTGCTGTTACGCCAGCACCAGTGAAGTTTAAAGAAGTCGCCGCGCTTGTAAGTGTTGTGCCCTCGTCTTGTACAACAATTGGTACGCTTGCGCCAACATCGGCAGCATCAAGTACAACAACGCCAGTTTGACCGTTAACGCTGTCTACAGCGCCACCACCTGCAAAGTTAACAAAAGAACCCGTAGTTCCAGTGGCTTCAATGGTGTTGGTGTCGTTATTGAATGAAATAGTCATGTTGTTCCTTATGCAATAACTGCCAATTTACGGAGCGTACCACTGCTATCTTTAATTTCAATGTAGCCACCAATCGAAAACGTAGTTGAAGCCAGTGACGTATGTGTACCGAAGCGCACGTTGCCTGTGCCTTTGGGTGTCAGGGCAAGGTCAATGTTGGTGTCGGTTCCTAACGCAGAAAGGATGGGTCCGTTTCCTGTTGTATTTGACTGCGCTTGTACGTAATTAACAGAAGCAGTGCCGCTATCAGCAACGATAAAAGATGTTCTAGGTGTGCCGCCGCCACGGGTTTGGAATGTAAAGCCCCTAGCCCCTTTTGCTTGAAGCAGCATGCCAACATCTGCGTCAGAGCCTTGAACAGAAAGCGTTGGTGTCGAACCAGTCGCAGCACCAGTCACCTGCACATAGTTGACTGCGGAGGTTGTGTTGGCAATATTGAACTGTCGGAAAGAGTTGCTTCCGGTTCTAAACTCAAAGTCTGAAGCACCGCGAGTTGCGAAGTTCAGCCCAGTTGCACTTCCAGTTGACCAGCTTTGAAGAACTGGGTTACCGCTTACTGATCCATTAGCCTCAATCCATCTTGTGACACCTGATGAAGCATTTACAAGCAAAGCAGGGTTTGTAGCATCACCACCCAATTTAGTCTGCCCCGTAGCAGTCAGCGTGGTGAACGTAGCTGCGTTGGGTGTAGTGGAGCCGATGACAGTGTTGTCAATCGTGCCGCCAGTGATAGCAACAGCGTTGGCGTCTTGCGTTGCAATGGTCCCAAGGCCAAGATTAGTTCTTGCTGTCCCGGCATTTGCCAAATCAGAAAGGTTGTTTGCAATAGCTAATGCACCAACGCTAGAAGCAGTTAACACCACTACGCCAGTTTGACCGTTAACAGATGCCACCAAATCGGTGTTATCAATCTTCTGCCACACACTACCGTTAAAGATAGCCCAATCACCAACAATCCAATCGGTGATGCCGTTCAGATTGGTTGAGCCGCTTGTGCCAACAACATAGTAGTAACCGTTTGTACCAACGCTAGATGTCAGCGTAGGCGTGTTTGTAGAAGCATTCCACGAACCTTGATAAACCAATGCCCCGGTAATGGTTGACCATGTGGTGTCATAGTTGGCGTTGCTTGCTTTTACAAGCACTTGACCTGTAGTGCCGCCAGCAGCTACTCCTGCGCCTGTAGCGCCTGTAGCTCCTGTAGCCCCTGTGTCGCCTCTCGGAATAGTAAAGTCAAATACCGCAGCGCTTGATGTACCTGAATTTGTAACGCTGGCATTTGTTCCTGCCGCGCCTGTGGTAGTTGTGCCGACAGCAATTGTCGCAGCGTTACCTTGTGGACCTTGTGGACCTTGTGGACCAGCTACGCCTTTGTCAATAATGACTTCTGTACGACCTTGGGGAACTACCTCAAGATTGATGTTGCGATTGCTATCAACCAACAGTTGCACATTTTGATCGTCCGTGACAACGACTTGGACGCCCCTGTTAGCCGGGGAGACAATCACGCCCTTGCTCATATGACAACGATGCCGTCAGAGCGAACCAAGAACAGCAAGAAAATGATGCTGTCATCTGCTGGAGTTGTGCCAGCCGCAGGGAATGACACCTTCACTCGACCAGAGTAACCAACGCAGCTTTGAGCATTGATGTCCAACTGTGGGTCGCTAGTAATCAAACCCCATGCGGTTGAATCAATGACCAATGTGCAAGTGCCAGCAGCGTCAACCCGATTGCTGATCGTCAGTGAAATCGTTGTTGGTGTAGGCGTGTAATCTGCAATGTCAAAGGTCAAACCATTGCGAGTGTCTTGGATGTTTGTGACGTTACGGCGAACAATCTGCGCTGTAATCGTTGCGCCGGTCAAATCCAAAGGCAAGCCAGAATTTGAATTTGTAAAAGCCAGATTCCAAAAAGTGTTCTGGTTGTACACCAGTTCACCAGCAAGGATTGGATTGTCGAATCCACTGACTTGCGCCAGTGTGTTTTTGTTAAAGACAGCGATGATTTTACCCTGCTACTTTCTGCTCAAATGCGTAGCCTTGGTGAGGGGCTAAAAATTTACCATTTGCATATCTGCCTTTGCACCTGCGATCAATTGTAGTCAAAGCGCAATTGTGAAGTTTGGCGGCATCTTCTGGCCTAGAAAATTTTCCTAATGGCGTGATGTACCACCCAACAAAATTAGGGGCTTGTTCCCCAAATTTTCCAAAGTTTGGATTTTCTTTACCACGCATAACATTGTTGCCGTAGCCGCCAACGGACTTGTTCCAACCAATGTTTCGGCTTGGGCGCAACTTTTCTTCAAGATCAAAACAATAATCTGGAGTTGACACAACAAGTTGCTTGACAACAACTTTATGCCAAATGTGTTTAAACCGATGTTTGTGGCAGCGCAATCTTTTTGTCATGTCAGAGGCCACGCCAACATAACCTTGCGTAAAAACATCTATTTCATCAGGCAGATGAAGCCAATATAAGATAGCCATAACAGTTCCCTGTTCTCAGGTAATGACGCTCCCTATGTACTCACAGGGCTACGGATGCTGTCTTGTCTAGCAATATTATCTCAGAATTTGCCTTCTGCAAACACATTTACAAACACAGTGTTGTCTTCCAGCGCTTCAATTTCATGCCACTCGTTCGCCACAAGGTTCACGGGCTGCGTGTCTTTGGTCATCACCAAGCTGCGGCGTTCATTGCTAATAACGCAGCTTCCTGAATGGCACATGGTCAAATGAGAAAATGTATGTTCGTGCTTGGGCAGCCCCTCGCCTTTGTTGGCATGGTAGACACTTAGCGTTGCGCCGTCTTGCGTTACTATAAAGCGAGCAAATACGGTTTTCATAGCGTTTGCGCTCCATCTACTGTTGGTTGTGTTTGCGCTGGTGGTACAACGTACTCCGCAATCGGGCCGTATGTGCCAGAAACAATGTCAGCAAAGATTGCACAACCATGCGGCTCAACATCAAATTTGTCGGCGGTAAATGACAGCACTTCCTCCCCAAACTGTGACGTTGTAATCTCGCAGTCAATGCGTGTTTGCTCTGCGTTTGACCAGCGGGGGTTTGACAAAGATGTGAGAACCGATTGCATTTTGTTTTCCTTTTAAGAGATACGGAGAACCAAGAACTGAAGCGGTGTGTTACCACTCCCAGAGCCATTAGTAGCACCCATTACTCGCCAAGTTCCAGATAAAGAGGTTCCTGAAATGCTGTTAATTAATCGGCCACAGCAAGCAATCGTACCAGTAGCTGATGGGTTAATTGCTGATCCAGCTATTGTGCTACCAAAAGCTCTATGTGTGGTTGAACTGGCTACCCAAGCGTATGTACCAACGGCTCCAGCAGTCGCTCCAGCCGTGGCAGAAAGAACTTGCGCGGTGGTTGGGGCTGTTGCCGCAGTGGTCTGTACCGTAGCGTCACCAAAAGTTATGCCGCTGGAGAAAGTCTTCGTGCCACCAATTGTTTGGTTGCCAGTTGTGTAGACACCATTAGTAACAGTTGTTGCGTTTGTTGCTGTTGCTGCGTTGCCAGAGATTGCAATAGGCCATGTACCAGTTGCGCCTGTTCCTGTCGGGGAGGGAACATCAGTGCCAATAGCAACACCAAGGTTTGTTCTTGCGGCAGAAGCAGAAGACGCCCCTGTTCCTCCATTTGCTACAGGTACAGCGTTAACAAGACCATCAGTTGCGTCTAGTTGACCAGAAGTATTTAAATTATTTGCCAACTGTGAAAGATTAAATGCTTGTGTCATGTTCTTCCTTATGCTGCGCCATCTCTGGCAAATGTTTGCTGATTTAACAATGTGAAGTTGTTATCAAAAGCTGTGACCAAATTATAGTTTGAAGTGCTTGCCGTGTAATCCAAACCACTTCCTTGAGCCAACAACACGCCGTTTGCGTAAATTTCAAGGGCCAAAGGATTGCTTGTGAATGAATATGTCAAAGCCCCATTCACTGAATATGCAACGGTGTTTGTTACGTTAGATGCAGGAATTCCAAGGTTGTTTTCCGCATACATAATAACTGTCATTTTGCCTGTTAAGTTTGCTGGAAATCCAGTAATTTCGTTTCCAGACAAATCATAGTCCACTTCACTAAACTGAGCGCCATTGACATAAATTGATTCAAAACCATTGCGTACAGTAAAGTTCGATGGATCGTATAAAGATACGTTTACCAAATCTGCCGTATATCGACTAAACGGACGATACGCAGCGCCAGCGGCTCTTTTTCTAAACACGCCAAATCCGGTTGTTGCACCAGAAATTGTGGTGGTGAATGTAATGGTCTTTGTAGACACATTAACCGATTGAACAGTAAATGTTGTTTGCGTAGATGTTGGGTCTGGTTGTGCCGCAGCAAAGCACAACTGATCACCAACTTCCACAATTTGATCTGTTGCATCTCCGTACACAATAGTGCTTGCTCCGCTTGATGCAATAGTTGTTCCAAGCACCTCATAATATTGATTGGTGCTTACTGCTCTCATGTTGTAAACAATGACAATTTCGTTGACGGAGCAAGCTGTAGTTAGAACAACAGTTGTGGTTGTCTCGGTGTATTCTGTTGTGTCTAGTAACAATCCGTTTTTAAACACAAGAATGTTGCCAACAACGTGCGTCACAGAAAAAGATGTTTGTCCCGCCGTTGCCACAAATACAGACTCAGAATAGAAGAACTCATCTTGCTCAGTAAAGCCAACCACCCGTCCGTATACATCAATGGTTAGTGTTGCAGCAGAAAACGATTTTGAATAAACACCAGCCCCAAAGTTAAGGAATCGTTCCAGTGATACAACCATTGAGCCGCTGGTGTTGTTTGTCACACTTAGCAGTCCATCGGCAGAACTGATAGCAGTTGTTCCTGCTTTGGTCAATTGACCTGTGCGTTCATCCAAATCTATGTAATTTTGCCCATCTTCCAAAGCACCCCAAACAGATGAGTCATACACAGCCGTTTCTGATGGCACAAACGCGCCTCCCAAACTTGCAAAGCCAGCGTTGCCAATAGCAAAACTAAACTTACGGTTTGATCGATTAGCAATCAACAAATAATTGTCGGTGCTAAAGTTACCTGCGTACCATGTGTAATCAGCAGGGTTTGCGCTTCCATTGGCTGTTGTGTTGTTAAACAAGCCGTAGTAGCTTTTGTTGCGTGGGTTAAGGCTAAACCCAGATGTGCCCGTAGCGTTGTCAGCATAAGCCACAGCAATCCATCGCTCAACATATTGAAAGGTTGTTGGCCTCCAATTAAACACAGTAGATGCTGGTGAATATTGGCTGACAGCCGCAGGGTTTACCAGCCTGTAAAACAAATACCAGTTGCCAGCGGGAATCTGTAACTCTACCGTAGGCAAAGTTTGACCCACAACAAATGGAACGCCATTGCTAGGGATAGCCGTTGTGCCACCAAGATAAATTTGCGATGCTGTTGGGCTGCTAAATGCTGAATACCAAACTTCAGCATAAGTCACAAACCCGGCGCTACTCATGTTTGGCTGCACATTAAAAGATGGAACGGCAGCAGATGGAAATTGCGATGCAATAGTTGGCGCAGTTAACGTACCAAAAAATGCAGGATTTGGCAGATCAGTATTAGGTGTTGTTGTGTACTTAGTAATGTCGCGGTCATCATAGACTTGCGCGTTGTACTCGTTCAACTCAAAGGTAGCGCCAAGATTGCCATCAGGCAAAGAAATCTCTGACACCTTCATCACACGGAACAACTTGGCAGTCCAGCCATACGAGGAATTGGTGATTGAGATGACATCGCCAGCGTCAATCTGTATGCCAGTGTAGGCGGTGCTGATGCTAACAATCAGGTCTTCACGGGCTTGCTCAAGAATGCGAGATGCCAAGTATTGCGCCTGAACCGAATCGTTGACCATTGAAAGCTGGATTGATTGCTTGTTCACCGGCTCGTTTGGATACAACAAAAGTGCAGGTGTCTCGTAATACACAAAGTCAGATTGGTCGCGGTTTTGCTTACTTGGGAACTCCGCTTCAATCTGGTTCACACTGCTTGTAATATCAAACGCACTAACCCGAATTTCGCCGATGATGTTGTCATCATTAAAAGCAATTGATGTAGTCTCTGCTTTATTGATAACAATACTCCATTGGCCCAGCGCTGCGTTGTACTGGTTCCAAGAATCACACGCAGTCATAATTGCGTTAATGTTGTTCAAGCAGCTTTGGCCTGTATCAACAACACCGTTGATGCGGTATCGCGGCTGCGTGTATACGCTTACACCCTCTGTATAAGGAATCAGGCCATCGCTGTATGAATTCAAAGCAGTTGCAGATGACGCATTCACAATGTCTGAGGCCATTGCTGCGCCGTACAACTCATTGGTCATGTAGTCGTACCACACATCGCCGGGCTTGGCTGCGCCTGTGCTATTGAGATATTGACGAGCTTTAAATGTGACCGTCTGCATACTGGTTGTTTCTGCATCACGGTTGTAGTTTAGTTTGACAATAGCAAAAGCCAAACCATTCATTTGGCGGTTACTAGACGGCCACCGCAACTCAGTTGGAATGTCGCTGCCTCCCATAAAAGTTGAAGGCGCTGCGGCTCCGTTAGTAGATGTAATTGAGCCAGCTTGACTTGATATGTACAAACCAATAAAAAGATTGCCATTGATTTTGCCGTCCACATTCCCAGCGCCATCAGTCAGGCTAACAACCTTTGTCGTGTCAGTGCCATCAAAGGTGATCCTGCGGTCACCCCAATACATGTCTGATGTATCAAACGTAAACTGACCATTGGGGCTGATGTGAGAAACAACCAAGACGTAATACATGGTTTTGGCATCAGTACTGAGAACAGCATCAATAAATCTACCGCCGCAATACGCATCACCATAAATTACAGGAATGCTGTTGGTAGATGATGGTGGAACTTGCTGACGAACGCCGTTATCAATTGCTTCTGCGCCGCTAGAGCTTGGTGCAAATGATTTAGAAATAATAGAAGAAACAGCAAAGTTAATTGCAAAAGCAGCAGCAGTCATGCCCCATGAAAATGCAGCAACCGCTGTATTTGTAATCGCTGCAACAATAAGTGACCCGACCATTTCTATTCCTTCACAAAACTTGCACCGACAGCCTTGTAGCCGCGCTTGGTGTAATCAATCAGTGGGCCAGACGCTGACACAGATGTGATGACGCAATGTACGTCACCACGGTTAAGCATCTCAGTAGCCTCTTGGTCAAACGCTTTCCAAAGACGGCCACCAATTGTGCTGTTTCTGTATTCAGGCTCAACCCACCAAAGCAACTCGTTTAATTCTCTCACCTTTGGACACCAGATGTTGTCATTCTTGATGCCAATGATGGCCCCTCTCATGTGATTGTCTATGTAGACAAACCCACGGCCCATGATGATGCCAAACAGCAAGCTCTCCACATACTTAGGATCATGGTTAGTTTGCTTGCCCAGAACTGCAATTGGATTCTCAAAGGCGTATGCCTCGACAATCTCAAGCAGTCGCGGTATGTCGTATCTTGTTGCTCGTCTTATCATCGTCCAAATATTCTTTGTGATGGTGCGTTAGATGTTGCTTGGCTTCCAGATGTATTTGGTTGCCCACCAAAGTCAAAGTAAGAACCCGCAATGGTCGGCACTCGGTTCATGCTGGTGTCGCCGGGATAGTAGACTTGCCAAATCTTTGGAGTTGTGCGAACGCCGCCAACACGGTTTTCAAGGATGGTCCTGAAGGAAGCGCAGGAAAGCCCAACAGTAGCCACGCGAGTGCGTAGCTGCTCATTGAAGTCTTCCGTGATGGAATAGTTGGAAACAATACCCTGATAGCGCTTGAAGAACTGCTGTGTAGGCGTAGTAATGATCTGGTTGTTTGAGTCCAAGAAGCCACGCCAAACTTCAATGCGCGAGCCTTTAATGTCAGACCCCAAAACAATCGCCACGTTTGTTCCGTCTACACCTGTCAACGAAATTGACAAATCAGAACTTGTTGCTTTGATGTCGCGCTTGATTTCGCTCAATTGAAGCAAGCTGCCAAGGTTTGTAAACGAAATGCTGTTAACCGTGATTGGCGCAGCAGCGTTACAAAACGTGTAGGTGTTTGACGGCATCGTCAATCTAATAAATTCTGCTTGCTGGATAGACGGGCTATCCAGTGCGGTCATTATTGTTGTCATCCTGTAATGTCCTCTCTAAACACAAACGCCTCATCCCATTGAACAAAAGCACTTCCGGGGGCTGGCATAAGTGTATAGGTTGGGCACTTTTCTGCCAACACCGTAAATGTGCAATTGTTGCCGCAAGCCACAGCAGCGCCAGATATAGGGGAGCCAATAACAGGACGGTGAATAGATACAGTGGCGGTTGAACCTGTGTACGGCACATCAGCCGTAATCTTGTAGGTATACCCGCCAATCATAATGAAATCACCAGCCTTAAAAATAGAGCCAGTTGATGACGGCAAGTTGGCAAGAGACAAGGTTTGCGAGTTGGCCGCAGGCGTAGCACCTAACGTGACGGTGGTAGGTGTTGTGGCCGCGCCACCCTGATATGCCGTAAACCAAGCCAAGTTTGCGCTGTTAAACGTGATTGTCTCTGGCAACTGGCGGTCAAGGTTATCAATGGTTTGAATAATTGTTCGTGATGTTGCATAGGCTAGATAGCTATGCGGCATAACAGTAAACACCCACGGCACTGATGTCAGGTACTGTGCCACACGCACTTGCCCAGATCGGCTGACTTGCTGCCCTACGGTCCTGCGGTTGTTCACAGTCATTGACTGTTGAATCTCAAACACGGTCTGGAATGACATTAGGTTCTCCCAAAGTTGGTCGGCATGTTCTTGCCAGCGTATTGATTTGCCGCCCAGACCGCATTAGAACTGCCTAGAAGGCGGTCTTCAAACGATTTGGTGTCGATGGCATTGATGTAGTTGTTTGTGACGTTGGTGGTGCTGCCAATGTTGCTTATCTGATTGTTGGGAACGACTGTTCCAGCAGTTCTAGGAACAAACAATTCAGGACCGCGCTCGCCAACAATGTATGGTGTGTTTGCATCAGCCGGTCCGCCTTCAGCTAAAAACCCACTTAAGTCTTGATTGCCATAAGCGTTGCCGGTCCCAAAGCCGCCACCAGAAAACATACTAAAAGCAGAGCCTAAGAATCGCATTGCGGCAGCTTTCATCTGGATTGCAATCAAATCCTGAATAACGCTACGGGCGAAATCCTTCATGTTGAATTTGCCTGTCTTGACAAAGTTGTCAATGGCCGAACCCATGTTGCCCCAAACAGTATCAAATACCTGCTGAGTTTTTTGCATCGATTCTTGGATGGTCAAATTCAATTTCTCAAGGGCTTCTTGACGTTCAAGTTGCTTTGTTAAGAAATCTGCCTCTGGGCTACCTTCAATTTCTTTGCGCTTTCTTGCGTACTCAAAAGAAATCATAGCCAGCTTCTGCTCTTTTTCTGTTGCATAAATCAACTGATACTTCAACTCAAGACGCTGCTTTTCAATCTCAAGCGAACGAGTAGAGCCTTGAGCATCTGTCCTCATTGCAGAACGGCGATTATCTTCGGCCACAATTGCATCTGAAATTTCTTTTTCAGTTCGGACAGCCTCTTCGTACTCTGCAAGATTTGTCTTTGTGCGGATTTGCCTAATTTTTTCTGCTGTCTCTGCTGCAATAACAATGGCCTTGTTTTTGTATATCTCAAGGTTTTGCGCTGTGGCTCGGCCATCTTCCTGCTGATTTTTCTCAGCCATCTCCCTACGGGCATCTTCCAGTTTTTTAGCAGCATCCAACTCAATAGATTGAATCTCGCTCAATCCTTGTTTGGCAACCGCAAACCTTGCTTCGGACTCGGCTTTAGCAACCTCGCCAGCCTTGCTTTTCAGCATCCCCTTGTACTTGTCGTACTCGTCAATTTTGCTTTTTGAATCACCAACATCTTTAGACGATGCGGAACGACCTTGAAGCCGTTGAATTTCTTGCAAGTTATCTTTACTGGCTTGCAATGAAGCAAGAACCTTACGCCATCCTCTAGCGTAAGCCGTGTCTTCATCTTCCGCCGTGCCAGAAAGTTTTTGCTTAATGTCTGTAATTTGTTTATCAAGCGCTTCAAGGGTTTGCGATTGATTGGGTCCAGTAAGGAACTGTTTAAATTGATCCCAATAGTTGCTCATGGAAGTCGTAACTGACTTCCATGCACCCTCAAGCAAACCAAGCTCTCGGCGCTGCTGCTCCAGCTTAGTGTTCAAAGCAACAGCCACAACTTGTGCCGCTTCTTGCTTTTTGTTTGCTTTCTCCAAAGCCTCAATTTGCTTGTACTGCTCAAGCGTCAGGAAATTCATTTCCTTGTTCAAAGACTTTGCGCCCTCGGCTGTACCACTCAAACCGCCTTTGAGTTTTTGTGCTGCCTCAGTTGCAGACACGCCGGCAATCTGTGAATAGGTGATGATTGCCTGAGTTACTGCGTTAATTGATTCGCCAGTAAACTGACCAGACGAGATAACGGCCATCAACGCTTCTTTGGTTGAGCCAAGACTTGCCTTGGTGTTTCCGCTTAAAGTGTTTGCCAGCTTCTGAAAAGACTCTTCCGTTACGTTGGAATAGTTGCCAGTTAAAGTCAAAGCATCGTTTAACTGCTCCAACTCAGTTGCAGCATCATATGCAGCCTTTGCAGTTGCCCCGATAGCAATTGCAAGGACACCAAAACCAACTGTGGTGGGTGTAAACAAAGAGCCAACCGCTTTAAGCGCATTGCCAACGCCGCCCATCACATCCTTCAATTGACCACCTTGCTGCAAGATGGCAATAAACGGGCTTTGACCTGAAGCAATCTGCGTCACCAAGTCAGTTGTTTGATAGGTCAACTGAATCTTCTGCTGCTCGTTCATCTTGAACTGAGCATTCGTTGCATTCTTGGCAGCGTTTGCAATTTTGTCGTATGCAGCCGCTTGCTCAAGCAATTGCTTCTTTACATCAGTAGTAGCGTTTTTGAAGCGGCCAGCGGCCATCTCGCGCTCAACCATTGTGACCCGTGATACAACCTTGCCATAATCATCGGTTGCATATTTAAGGGCAACAATTTCTTTTGCAGCCGCATCAGTTTCGCGGCGAATGGCATTTTTCAGCTTGACGTTTTCGGCAATAGCTTTGTCAATAGACGCTGTAAATTCAGCCGTGTCCAGACCAAGGACAACGCCAAGTCGGGCAATATTTTGTGAAGCCATTATCTCTTCCTTCGCGCCAGTTTCTTGGCGTAATCAGGGATTCTGACCGCCAACTGTGATTTTAGTTCAGTCAGCACAGCATCGGCATTTTCTTGCAGTGCAGGGCGCAAAAATGGGTTCGCGCCCATCTTGGATGTGCCAAACTCGTTTGCCAGTGATACCGCGCTTTTCTTGACCGACACAACAGCAATTGCCGCATCAGAATCATTGACGTATTCGCTCATTCTGTCCTTGCCACTTGGAATTCTGGCATCCAGACGAATCGTGTCGCGCATATGAATTGGATTTTTTGCATCCCTTGGCTTGTCGCCAACTGGTGCTCTTGTTTTTGCCGAATCAAAAACAACTTCCATTGCCGCTTTGGCAGATGGGACAAGCGTGTTTCTGGCGACCAAATCACCCCGGAATCCTTCAGCCATGTCTCGCAACTGCTGTTCAAATTCAGCAAATCCTTCAAGCTCAAAAGATTTGCTTTGCGGGGTGTAGGCCATTTCACACTTTCAAGAATGCCTCCGAACCGGGTCTAGTTGCAATAAAGCTCAGCAGTTGCTGATTAACTTGCTCTTGCTGCTGTTTCTCGGTCAAAGGTGGAATGATGTATTCATGCGTTGACGGCAAGACATCCTGCATTCGGAATGGCTTCGCTGTTTTCTGCATTTTCGAGTTTAAGTTGCCAGTGGTCAAGGAACTTAACGCCAACAGCAGCGCCTTATTCCCAATCATTCCATCCGACAACATAATCTCAATATTTCTAAAATCATCCACCGGAACATCATCAGGACACCCACCGTGGGCATAAATGTACGCCCTAGCTTGCGAGTGAGCGTCCTGAATTAGTTTTTTCGTGCGTCCTTATATCCCGGCTGAATACATTCGGTGATTTTGGCAATGATTTCAAGCTGAACGGTCATGGGCCACTCGGCTTCAACTTCAGCATATGTCAAGCCATCCCAATCGCCAACTTCAGGCACAAGCAGCTTGATGTATTCGACAATCCGCTGCTCCATCAGCATGACAGAACGAGCCAATCCTTTGGTTGATCGGCCTTCAACAATGACATCATCTTCGGTGACTTCAACGCCTTCAATGACCGTGCCCTCACGGAAACTGCCCGACATCTTTTTATATCGTTCAATTAAATCGGCTTCGTCAATTTTTGTAATTCGTTCTTCAAGTTGCTCCATCTCTTTGGTCAAAGGGATGCGAACTTTAAAGAGATGCCCACCAAGCTCAAAATTCTTGGTACGCAGATGTGCAGATGCTTTTTGGTAACTGTCGCCAAAAGCAGATGAAATTCGTGACATGTGATTTCCTTATCGTGTCGTTTTGATGATCTTGTCGTAGATGGCCTGATTAAGAGCAACAGCGTAATCCACCGCTTGCTCTGGACCAATCTTGTCTGCATGATTTCGCGCTATGTCGTGCGCCAAAGCAATGGCAGTGATTCGCTGCTGTGTAAACCCAAACCAATTCTTAGAAGAATCGGATTGGGCTACAAGGAAGTTTAGAAGGTCGTTGCTGTCTTTTACTATCATGTGTTTTACTCTTTTGTACTTGTCGCAACTTCTTCAATGACCACCACAGGAGCAGTCACGTTGTACTTTTTCAGCAAAGCCAAAGCAATAGCTTCGGCTGTGTCTGGTTTAGCTTTGGCTTTTGCAAGTTCAGCAGCGTCAACCACCAAGCCACGGGCGACAAGATCAATGTCGCCGTAGCTGGTCACAATCGTTTCAATTGCGTCAGAAACTTTCATCAGTTGTTCGACCAGCCGTACTGGTTGCCCCGAGGGTGAATAGTGAACGTGCATTTTGCTTCAGCGCCGGGAGCCGAATCAATTTGGAATTGACCAACACGACCGTTAAAAGCATAAGCAACAGTGTTTGCGCCTTCAACTGCTGCAATTACGAAAGTGCGATCAACAACACCAGAGTAAGCATCAGCACGAATCTGAAGCAAAGCGGCATCAGAAGGATTCCAAGCAGCCGTGATAGTCATACTGGTGGGCGCAGCCTGCACCGGAATTTTGTCGCTTTGACGTGACCCGGCTACGCCGAAACTTGCCACCGCATCATCCATGCCAAAAGCTGGAATAGCCTCAACAGGCACAGCAACACCAGCAGCGCCAGTGCCGTTAGCTACAGTACCCACAATGGTAGTCACTTGAGCCAGCCACACTGACAAGTTCGCAGTGGTCAAAGGAGTTGGAGTCGCAGCCGATTGCATCCACAGTGATGCGCTAAAACCGGGAAGAACTTTTGCAGGAATACTCATATCAACTCCTTATGCGTTGTTGGACCAACCGTATTGGTTGCCACGGGGATGAATGGTAAATGTGCATTTGGCTTCAGCACCGGGTGCAGAATCCACTTGGAATTGACCAACACGGCCATTAAAGGCGTAATAGACAATACCTGTGCCATCGGTAGCAGAAACCACAAAAGTGCGGTCAATCACGCCAGAATAAGCATCAGCACGCATCAGCAACAGGTTAGTATCAGCAGGGTTCCATGCAGCAGTAATAGTCATGCTTGTTGGAGCAGCTTGCACAGGAATCTTGTCAGATTGACGAGAACCCGCAACACCGAAACTTGCAACAGCATCATCCATACCAAAAGCAGGGATTGCTTCAACAGGAATGATGTTGCCACTAACGGCAATAGGAGCAACGGAAGCAACCAAAGACAACTGTGCAGTAGTCAAAGGAGTTGGCGAGGAAGTTGGTTGTGCGTAAAGTATAGCACTAAAACCGGGCAAGACTTTGTTAGGTAAGGCCATTTTGAGTATCCTTCAAAAGTTGAACAATTGTCTTATATTAGGCCGGGATGTCAATGGTGCAATCAAGAAAGATTTGCGCCAT